GCGTTTAGTCATAGTAGAACCTATCACAGAATTGGTGTAGCAATTGAAGACGCAGGGTTTGAGATTAGAGACCAAATTATGTGGGTATATGGTTCAGGTTTCCCTAAATCACATAACATCGGTAAGGCGATAGACAAGATTGAAGGTAATGAAAGAGAGGTATTAGGAACATCAAAAGGAAAAGGATATTCAAGTATTCAAGAAAAAAACTTGGAGCACGGTAATAGACCTTATGTTGATGGATTACCTTATGAGAAAGCAGATAGAACTTTAACCAAAGGTAATAGTGATTGGGAAGGTTGGGGAACAGCACTCAAACCAGCACACGAACCAATCGTTATGGCAAGGAAACCATTAAGTGAGAAATCAATTGCGGAGAATGTATTGAAACACGGAACAGGTGGAATAAATATTGATGGTTCAAGGATATCACATAATGAACCTATTAAAGTTATGAAGGCACAAGAAGGAGGTAATAAAGTATTCGGTCAAAGTGGAAGGTATGAAGAAACAACTGAATTAAAACCTGAAGGTAGATGGCCTGCAAACATAATCTTTGATGAAGAGGCGGGACAACTATTAGGAGAACCAAGTCGTTTCTTTTATTGTCCCAAAGCGGCGAAAAAAGATAGAAACGAGGGGTTAGAAGAGTTTGAGGATAGACCATCACAATTAAATTCTGGTGGTATTGGAAGAAAGATTAGTGTAGAGAAAAGATTGGAAGAGAATGGTGAGAACGCACCAACTATGAAGAACAATCATCCCACAGTTAAACCAACTGATTTGATGAGATACTTAATCAATCTTGTTACCCCACCAAATGGAACAACATTAGACCCTTTTATGGGTAGTGGTTCAACAGGTAAAGCAGCGGTTAGATGTGGTGTTAATTTCATCGGTATTGAGAGAGAACAAGAGTATATGGATATCGCATCAGCTAGAATAAACCACGAGTTAAACAAAGAAGAGAATGCCAAGAAGTAAAACAAGAGGTAGTCGTAAAGAACACAACAAGAGAGTAGCAAAGAGAAACGAAGAAGCTACAAGAGATATTAAAGCCATCAACGCATTAAGACAAAAGATATTTCAAGAAGCGGTTGAGAGACATAAACAAGAACAGGAGGTTTCAGGTAAAACTGGAAACACATATCAAATTAAACTATAATGGACTATCAAATAGATGATACTGACTTACCACCTAAGAAACCATTAGGTAGACCAAAAGGAAGTCATAAGAAAAAGATGACCCAAGCAGAACAGAAGTCGTTTATAAGTGAAGCGATAAGGGTGATATTAGACCAACACTTATCGTATCTTGAGTTTGTATCTTATTGTGCAGACAAGGACATATCAAGGTCACAAGCAAACGAGTATTGGTTGAGATGTTGGGGTATAATGAAAAAGAAGTTTGAACTTGAAAAAGACAAACTAGTGTTAAAACACATCACCAAGTATTGGGACATATACCAAGAGGCATTACAGAATAGTGACCTCACCAACGCAAGACAAGCATTAAATGACCTTGCAAAACTACAGGGGTTAAACGAACCTGATAAGGTTGAAGTACGTGGAACAACCATTAAGTTAAACTTCGGCGAACAAAGTGAATAAAGAAATACAGGTTAAAGGTTTTACCCCACACCCAAAACAGAACGAACTAATAGACTTGTGCCTTGATGATGAAACCAAGTATATCGTTTCTTCTGTGGGCAGGCAGTGGGGTAAGTCTTTTCTTGGTATGAATATATTACTTAAGTGGGTCTTAGAAGACAACAACTCTGTAGGTATGTGGGTAGCCCCCATATTTGCCCAATCCAAAAAAGTATTCGAGGAGTTATCAAAGAGTTTGGTTGGAACAGGACTTACCAAGTCAGCAAACAAGAGTGAACTAACTATCACCTTTATAAATGGTTCCATAATCTATTTTAGGTCAGCTGAGAGAGAGGATAACCTCAGGGGTTATACAAATACCTATCTTGTGGTAGATGAAGCGGGATACATCAAAGATAACGTATGGAACGAAGTATTAAGAGCCACAGTACTTGTTAAAGGTAGGAAGGTATTATTTTTATCCACACCAAAAGGAAGGAACTGGTTTTATAATCTTGCTTTACGTGGTGATAGTGATGAATATCCACAATACAAGACATTCAGGGGGTCATCATTTGACTCACCATTTATTACAGAACAAGAACTAATCGAAGCCAAGATGTCCTTACCAGAGAACATCTATCGTCAGGAAATACTTGCTGAGTTCCTTGATAGTGGTGGTGAGGTATTCTCAAACCTAAAAACAAATTGTACCCTTACATCATACCCACCAAAAGATACCAACGATAGATACTATGCTGGTCTCGATATTGGTAGAGCGAATGACTACACAGTACTTACCATCTTGAATACAAAAGGTGAGGTGGTTAGAATATACAGGGACAGACAGAATAGTTGGAACCTAATTGTTGGTGAGGTCGTGAAACAACTAAGAGAGTTTAATGCCAGATGCAACATAGAGATAAATGGTATTGGAGACCCCATCTACGAACAGATTAAAAAACAATACTCCAATATAGAACCATTCGTCACAACTAGTGACTCAAAACAAAACATCATAGAGGAGTTAATCTTAAACCTCAACGAGGAAAAGATATCACTACCATCACAGGACTTAAATAACGACCTATACAAGGAGTTATCTGTTTTTACATACGAATACTCACCCAAGACGAGAAGAGTTAAATACGGGTCTCCTAATGGGTTTCACGATGATATGGTGATGTCTCTTGCATTAGCGAATGATTGTCTTAAGAAAAAGATAAACTTTGGTAAATACGTTATCAGGTAAATTTTTATTATAATTGAAATATGGAAACAAGATTAAGGATTATTGATGAACTTGAGCCTATTAGGTATAAATCAGGTTCTAAAAGAAGAGTAAGATGTATTTGTGAATGTGGTAATACGATTGATTTATTTTATCAACATTATACATCACAACACACTAAAAGTTGTGGTTGTCTAAATAATGAAAAAAGGATACTAACAGGAAATAACAACCTAAAGCACGGACATTCTAACAAAGGTGGGTATGTAAAATCTTCACCAGAATACTTTAGTTGGTCTGCTATGAAAACAAGATGTTATAATCCAAAAAATAAAGATTGGGATAATTATGGTGGTCGTGGTATAATCGTTTGTGATAGATGGGTAAAATCATTTGAAAACTTCTTAAAAGATATGGGTACGAGACCTAACGGATATTCTATTGATAGAATAGACCCCAACGGAAACTATGAACCTAATAATTGTAGATGGGCAGATAATAAGACACAAAGACATAATCAAAGAGTTGTGGATAAAAAAATTAAAAAAGATATTTTATTATAGATATGGAATTAAATTATAAAGGTAAAAAATACAAAGTAGAAACTCCTACAGTTGAAATGTGGTCTAAACTAATCTTATTACAAGAGTGGACTGACGAGCGTGAGTTCTCCATCAAACTCTTGTCTATGGTTACTGGTTTAACAGAACAAGAGATAGAGAACACAGATGCGATGGAGATTGTTAAAGCCACCACAGAGTTATCAAACTTCTTAATGAAGGACTCCAACGAGTTCAAACAGATTATAGAATTTAATGGTAAGACATATAAGTTCTTGGACTTACCAAACCTAACATTTGGTGAGTTTATCGATATTGATACCTACCTATCCAAAACCCCCACAGAGAAGAAGAAGGAGATGAATTTGTTAATGGCGATGTTATACAGAGAGGTTGACGAGAAGGGAGAATATAAACCATACGACTCAAGTAAAGTTCAAGGTAGAGCTGAAGAGTTCAAGAAACTACCAGTCAAATATGTGAATGGTGCGAGTGGTTTTTTTTTGCGTTTAGACAGAGCCTTACGAGGCAATTTGAGGGGCTCTTTACGTCACAGGTCGAAGATGATACTGAAGATGATTTGGCTGCTCGTGAAGTTCAAGATTTTAATAAATTTTGGGGTTGGCTTGGGACAGTTATTTCTTTGGCTAATGAAGACATCACAAAAGTGCAAGAAATTACTACGTATCCGTTAGTGTTCGTCTTGAACTATTTATCATATACAAAAGACCTTAACGAAATAAAATTTAGAGAACAACAAAAGTCCTTAATGGCACAAAAAAGATTTTAATTATGGCGAATACCGTTGGATATTATAACTACAAAAAAATACTAGACTTACTACGTCAGTTAGGAACGTATCACGAACAAATACAATCGTGGGGTGAAGGTTCGATAGAACAACTTATTTACAACACAGAAGAACGATTAAAGGTTGAGAATGACCCAAGAAGAGCACCATACTATCCATCTATGTGGGTTATTACTGATGGAGCTACAACAGATGGTAGAGAGACCGTATATGACTTTAATATCCTAATAATGGATATTATGAATACCAAGAACTTTGATAACCAAATAGATGTGAGTAGTGATACATTAGACATTCTAAAAGATGTAATAGCGCAACTTAAATACGCTACAGGTATGGAGTGTTATTGTAATCTTGATGTCGACTACCCTATCCAAATGACTCCATTTAGTGAGGCATACGATGACTACGTTGAAGGTTGGGCTGGTAAGATTAGAATTAGAGTACCTGATGCGATAAACAGATGTATTGCACCATATGCGGAGTTTCCACCGTGTGATAACAATAGTGACGGAATAAGTGAATAATGCAACAGATACCTTTAGAACAATATAATCAAGTAATGGAGGGACTCGCAGAGAGTTTCCAAAAGTCGTTAAAGAAAACTTTAGCGGAACCTTACCCTTATGCACCAGGTTATAATGGAACAAGAAGTTCCAAGTTTAAGGGGGTTAGAAATATGAAGACCAAGACAGGTAATCTATACAACTCCATCAACGTATCTTTTAACCCCGCCACGAACCAAATACTTGTAAAGATGTTGGACTATTGGCAGAACGTAAACGATGGTAGAAAACCAGGTAAATACGTTCCTATTAAACCTTTGATGGCTTGGATAAGAGCCAAGGGATTAAACAAAAATGCACAGACAGGTAAGTTCCAAAAGTTTAATATTAAGGGGACAGCATTTGCCATATCAAAAACAATACAGAAGTTTGGTATAAGACCTACCAACTTCTACGATGATGCCTTTACAGAATTTGCCAAAGAGTTTGAAAAAGATGCAGTTAAGGCTATCGGTATTGATATGCAAAACTTCTTTACAGACATATTAAAAGAACCAAACACATAATAA